CCTTGAGCTACTGTGATGTTTAGATCTGCAACTGTTAAAGTTGAAGAGCTAACTGTTGTTGTAGTTCCGGAAACTGTAAAGTCTCCTGTTACTGTTAAGTTATCTGATACTTGTACATTACCACTTCCATTACCTGCTAATACTAAATTAGTATCTGTAGATTTTGATGTAAGTGAATCTGCCGCTAAGCCTGAACCAAATGTAATTGCATTACCTGCTGAGTTTGTGATATTGCTACCGTCCTCAATTTGTAATGTGCTTTTAACAGAAACAAGCCCTGAACCAGTAGCGTCTAATTCGACATTACCTGATCCTGATGTTTGTACTGATACGTTTTGGTTAGCATCAGCTGAGATACTAATTGTACCTGAGTTATCTTCAATAACCTTTTGTCCATTAACATACAATGAACCAGGACCTACGAATACGTCCTTCCATTGAAGTGATGAACTACCAAGACTAAATGTATCATCAGTGCTTGGGAATAGGCCTGTTGAAGTCATACTCATAACTTCTGTTCCGGCTGCGTCGAATCTAATAGTATCTTCGTCTGCTGACTCTTCTACCTGTATTTTCGTATCGCCGTCTGCATCTTTTAAACCCTTCGCTATGATTGTGTCAAAGGTTGGTGTTGCAGTTGTTACTAAACTTTGATCTATTGCCTTCACCGCTGCTAAATCAGATAACTCGCTATCCATAAGAGCGCCTGCTGCCGTAACATTTGTTGTATCTGTTACGTCTGCTGCTGCTTCAATGGCATCTAGTTTGCTATGATCTGCTGCTGTAAAGTCATTAGTTGTTAATCCCCCATCACCTACGGTGTATGTGGTGTTAGTATCTGTTGCGTTAAGTGTTGTCCCAGTTATAGACAGGTTACTGCCTAAATCTAAGAACGCTGTAGCGCCAGCGCTATCGTCCCAGAAGACAATTTGATCGTCGTCTGGATCTGATAAGGATTCTAATCCTAAGTGGGATAGGTTAACCGTAACTGCTCCGCCTGTTCCTCCACCTGAAAGTCCTGTGCCTGCAGTAACACCCGTAATATCTCCAGCTTGTATCTCTGAAAATTTTGCGAGTCTATGTCCGCCTGCTGTTGAACCGTCATGTACGAGGACTGTATCTAGCGTAGTATCTACGGAAAGCTCACCCACGGCACCTGTAAACGAACCGTTTTGACTCGTTGTGCCTCTTCTAAATTGTACCTGTGTTGGCATGATTTTCTCCTAATATTTTAATATGTTCCGCCGTCTATGCTAGATCCATCGTCTAACGCAGAAGCTGATATTGTACCTGAAATATTCCCTACTGGAATATCCCCTGAAATGTTACCAGCTGTTGCTAGCATGAGTTCTGTACCGCCTGCGGTACTTCCATCGTGGACCCTAATAGAATTGTTTGTAGTGTTAATAGAAAGTTCCCCAACTGCACCGGTGAACGAATTGTTCTGGGTGCTGGTTCCTCTTCTAAACTGTACTGTAACTGCCATAAGTTTCTCCTAGTAGTATGTTATTATACGCTGCCAAGATCTTCAGTTGCCAGTCTATACTTTATGTTCGTTGATAGATCGTAAATTAAGTCTAGGTACTCGCCAAACGCATCAGTACTTAAAGCCGAAGCCACGCTTCCATAATCCCCTGTAGGGAATGTGAGAGCAAGATCTTGTTCGCCGAAGTTAGCAACTTTGATTATTGCATCATTGCTGTCTCTTGCATAAAGTGTTTTATCTACGGTGTTGATCGCTACTTCACCTACGACTAGATCACTAGTTGTTGGTACTGAACCGCTCGTTTCCGATCTTTTTAATTTAATTACTGCCATTTGTCTTTTCCTATTTACTTAATGTTTACTTTGTGTCTTTAAGTTTAGGATTAGGAATCATCGGTAACGGTCCGTCTACTTTAGGGTTGTAACCATTGGGCCTTGGAGCCCTTACCGTTTCCGGTATTCTTGGTTTATCTACAACCTTTGCCTTCTCATCATATGAGAAGTTAGTTTCCTTTACGTTAGCCTCCGGAGCTTTTGGCTCCGGGACTTCCCTCAATTCCTGTAGTTCCTTTGTCTGTATCTGTATTGATTCAGTTAAAGCAACTACTTCCTGCTCTTTTAGACTTAATCTAGTTTTGAATAATAAGTTTTCTTGGGTCAACTCGTTAATCTTGTTCGCTAAGTTATTAATATATTCATTGACTAATTTTTCATCCATTTCAATTACCTTAGTATTGTTTGTTAATAATAATTACTAGTAAGTACCGCCGTCAAGAGCACCAAATGCTGGTGTTCCGTCTGCGCCAGCTATCATTACTTGACCTGCTGAACCTGCTGCTGTTACTTGTAAAGCTCCTGAACCATTACCATACATAACACCTTTAGATGTAAATGTACTAGCTCCAGTACCACCGTCTGCTACTAACAAGTCTGTAATTCCTGTAATAGTACCACCTGTGATAGTAGTGTTACTATCCTCAAGGTGAGCTACAAGTGTTGCCACTGCATAGCCTGTACCACTAGTGTTAACAGTAGTTGTTGGTGCTTCTTGTAGGTCTTTAAATATTTTCCATTTACCACTATCGTTAGCATCTCTGAATAAACCACCGTGTATATCTTGCGATCCACTAGTGTCCATCAAACCATACAAACCAATGTCGACGACATCGCTTGCACCGTTACCTGTAGCAAGAGAGATCAATGGATCTGCTACTGCTAAAGTTGTAGAGTTTACTGTTGTAGTTGTACCTGAAACTGTTAGGTTACCTGAAACAGTAGCGTTTCCGCCAATTGTTACATCGTCTGGTAATCCAATAGTGATTGTGTTGTTTGAAACTGTTGTTTCAATTTCGTTTGCTGTACCCACGAAGTTAAGTGTGTCAGTACCTACTGTTACAACATCATCTGAACCAGTGTCGCCACCGATTGTTAATGATGAACTTGTAGATGCTGTCGAAACACTTGTAATACGTCCTTGTGCGTCAACTGCGATAACAGGAATAAGTGAAGCTGAACCATATGATCCTGCTGACACTGCTGTGTTATCCAAGCTGTGTGTTACTGCGTTTCCGGAAACTACTGATGTAATACCAGTTCCACCTGAAAGGGTGAATGTTTCTGAGTCTGTAATTGCACCAGTTCCAGAATCACCGGCAATGCCGACGTCTGTCATGTGAGCTTGTGCGTCTACATAATCCTTAACAGCACCTGAGGTAGGGATAATTGTATCACTATCTGTAAGTGTTGTTTGGAATTCTGTAGCTGTAATCGTACCGTCTGAAAGTGATCCGAACGTGACTTGACCTGTCATGTTAGCTGTTGCGCCTGCAATGCTGCCAGTTACGTCGCCAGTTATGTCGCCAGTTACATTACCTGTTAAGGCTGCTGTTACTGTGCCAGCTGCTATGTTACCACTGCCGTCTCTTTTTACAAGAGTTGAAGCTGTGTTAGCATTTGTTGCTGCGTCTACGATGTCTGTGTAAAACTTACCACCGAGCTTTTGAATAACAGCGTTACCGCCACTATCAATCGACTCAGTATAAAGTATAGCACCTGCACCGGAGTTCGATCTATCTTCTGCGTAGGCCAATTCCCCTTCGAGTAGGTCTGAAGTAGCTGGAGCTGTTGAACCAGTACTTCTCTTAATCTGAATTGTTGTTGCCATTTGTCTATTCTCCTAGTTAAATGTCTAATTAATTTTGCATGTTATAATATAAAGCTTTATAATATATACGTTAATTAAAACGTTCCACCATCAATAGCTGCAATGGATGCTGCAACAGCGCTTGCTGGTGATGCCTCCCAATTACCGCTTGTTGAATCGTATACCAAAGTATAACCATTCTGTACGTCCGTCGTGTCTACTCCCTGCAAGTTATCAATCTTTTGTGCCGTAGCAACTTGAGATTGGCTTGTAGATGTAGTTATAACTCTGGTAGATCCAGTACCTACTGAAACTTTTACATTGTTACTTCCTACGCTTACATTAACTGCCATTTGTATTCTCCTTTAAGCTCTGGTAACATTTGGTGTTACTGTAACCAGGCCTTCCAAAACTCTTAAAGTCTCTGTCGAACTTGCTATCTCGACATCGTAAACGTATCGGCCTGCTTTAACTGCTGCCGTTTCCGTCGCCGTGAGTGATAAAGTAACTACGCCAGTCGCATCTACTTTTGCTGTAGTAAAACTAGTAGCAGTTGTAGCATCGTATGACTTTCTCATTTGACTTGTTACTGTGTAGTAAGTCAGGTCTTTGGCTGATAAATCGTCGTTAGTAAGGTTAACAGTCATATTGAATGTTGTACCTTGGTCTAAAACAATGTTTGTCATTACTGCCATTGGTGAGTTCTCTTTAAATTACTTGTTCTTCTTATTTATAAATAATAATGATTACAATGAAAACTATTTTAACTTTAAAATATGGCACCAAATATAGTGCTGAAGACGTGAATTCGATATACGAACATACCGATGGTGTGTACGATTACATCTGTGTAACCGATGATCCCTCAGGGCTTAACCCTAACATTAAAGTTATTTATATAGAACACGAACCCGAAGGTAATATGGAGAAGCTTAAACTTTTTCAGATTAAGGCTGATGAGGGGGAGACTATATTATATTTAGATCTTGATGTACGAATACAAAAGAATATAGATCATCTATTCGACTACTGCCAGCACTATCCAGTAATCGCATACACTTGGTGGAAGGATAAGGGTATTGATGAAATGCCAATAGATGAGTTTCCATACCACGCCAGCGAACCTTTAAGCAATTTTAACTCTAGTATTATGTTGTGGAAAGATGCAACGCATATTTGGAATCATTATTGTGAGAAACAAGACGAATATATAGTTAAGTATCCTCACGGAGATGATACATTTTTATACCATGAGGGATTTACCTTTGAACACTTACCCGATAAAGAGGTGTATTCATACATGTTCTCAGGTAGAAAATACAGACCTGAATATACAATATGTCTACTAAATGGGCAAGACAGATACCCGGAGATTGAGAAAGAATATGATGAACTTTGTTTGCATAAAATGGGGCGATAAATACGAGCCTGCATATGTAAATAACCTGTATCGTATGGTACAGAACAATTACAAGCATGACTTTACATTTACCTGCTTCACCGACGATCCCGTTGGATTGGATTGCGACACAAAACCTATACCCGATATAGATCCTCTTCACCCTAAGTACTGGTTTGGAATAGAGAACTACTGCTGGGATAGATCCAAGTTCCTTGTATTCAACTCGCATAACTGGTTGGGGTATAATGGAAAGTGGTGTTATATGGATCTTGATATAATAATTCATAATGATATATCAGATCTAAACGAACTAGCATTGAAACCTAGAATAGCACACTCCAATTGGCAGGATCCTAAACAGTTACATGATAGGAAATTCATAGACATCAGAGGGACTTATCATAATTCTAGTCTCATGTGCTGGAACAGAGATCAATGTGAACACATATTCTGGGACGTAATTCAAGAAGAGCAACAAATATACAGAACGTTCTTTAAGGGTACAGACAATTATCATTTCTGGAGACAGAGAGAGTTTTGGAATAACATACCTCACGATTGGTTGTACAGTTATAACCATGGTCTTAAATATCCAGATGATTTAGAGCGTTATAAATATAGAGAAGACTGTAAGATATGTATCTTTAATGTAAATAAGATTAAAGGCCAGACTCCACAGTATGAGATAAATGAAATAGATGATGAACAACTTTTGAGACATTGGCATGGTAACACTAATAGCTAATCAGCTAGACGCTAAATATAGTCAATCACATATAAATGCTTTTTATACACAAGCAAAAAAACTGATTGCTGATCCTTTTGACTTTGTTGTCTTTGTAAACCAAACAGAAATGAGTCTGCTAAACACAACCAAAAAGAAAGACGGGTACCTACAAGGGATTACATTCCATGTACCTAAGTACGGTAAAGACTGGATTGAAATTGATATTATCCAGCATACCAAACCAGGCGAGCGTAGTCTACTTGTAACACCAAACGTTATATTAAACAATCCTGAATCGTTCTTTAGTTATAAGTCAAAGGGTATTGACAAACTATATCTTGAAGACGGAAATCTGTGTTACTTCTGCCACCGTAATGAAAAGGTTGAAGGCATATTATCTAAGTGGAATGAGATGGAAGACTCAATGACGTTTGACAACCACTCCTTTGAAGATGCGTTCTTTAGTAATATTGTACCAGACTTTTCGTTTATACAAAATACAAATCACAACTACCCAGAAAAGACTGAGGGCGACATAGTTGTATTGCCTTATTGGTATTCAGATTTCTCTAAAGAACAATTAGAATTAAATTACAACAGAGAGGCAGATCTATATCCTTGGCTACCCGAAAGAGTAGAGATTGAAGCAATAGGACCTACTGGACATTTAACTACTGATATTGTTGAAGATGCTTTTACTGTAGACTTTTGTGAGAAGGCAAGACTAAAAAGAATTAAAATGGTAGGACTTACACAAGATCCTACTGATAACCCAGAGTTGTTTGACATAATACAATACCTAATGGGTAACTGGGGCGTTGCAGTTGACCTTGAAACTGATGGTATTAATAACGACATGGGATGGTGGCGTACATTGGGTATGTTATACTTTACAATAACAAATAATATAGCTAACATTACATTTAATATTAACACCTCACACCCAGACGAAAAGATACTACGACATGCAGACGAGTTACTTAAGCAGGGTTGCAGAGTCTTTTGGAGTTACACACAAACATCGTTGACGCAAGAGAATGATGTTGTAAGAGCTAAAGAGTTATCTAAAAGACATCTTTTTACAGGTTTCATATATAATGATAAAATCGAACCAGAGAAAGTGGTTATAGAACCGAAGGAAACCAGTGAAATGCCAGACTATAATCTCATTACACTTGACACTCTACAGACAGTTAAACAAGACGACATATATAAAGAGAGAAAGATAAAATTTGCTCCACATGTTAAATGTGAAGGTAAGATTAATAATCAATTTTATTTAAGTGCTAAAGGAAATGTATTTCCGTGTAAGCATGTAGCAAACAATATTATCTCAGCAGACAGATCTCCAGAACATAG